ATGACATTGATCACACCCCAAGGGGGCGAGGACTCAGCGCAAGAGATTCTTTCGCTGGCAGAGCGGCATTTCCACCGGATGCTGGAACGAATCGAGGAAATCATTTCCGAGGTCAGATGCAGTGACACGCAGGCGTCGAAAGAGGCGCAGATCGTGGTGCGGGATCTGGGCAAGGCAATGCAAACCGTTTTTGATGAAAGGGCGAAAGTTGAAAAACTCCGCAAGCACACCGCAGGCGTTGTTCACGACATCGCGCTCGACTTCGACGCCGCACGCGATGAGATCGGGCGCCGAATGGCTCGCCTGCGCGCCGCGCAAGGTTCAGGAGACATTTCTGAACGGCCTGACTGAGGAGGCGCTGCTGGCGCTGCCCTGGTTGTTCGAGTTCTGGGCGATGGAACATCAATTGCCACCCGAGGGCGGCTGGCGCACATGGGTTATCATGGGGGGGCGTGGCGCCGGCAAAACCCGCGCCGGTGCCGAATGGGTGCGCGCCGAGGCCGAAGGGGCGCGGCCGCTGGATCCGGGGCGCTCACGCCGTATTGCGCTGATTGGCGAAACCATCGAACAGGCGCGCGAGGTCATGGTTTTCGGTGAAAGCGGCATTCTGGCCTGCAGCCCGCCGGACCGCCGCCCGGAATGGCAGGCCACGCGCAAACGTCTGATCTGGCCGAACGGGGCAGTGGCGCAGGTGTTCTCGGCATCAGAACCCGAGAGCCTGCGCGGCCCACAGTTTGACGCAGCCTGGGTGGATGAACTGGCGAAATGGAAAAAGGCCGAAGAGGCCTGGGACATGTTGCAGTTTGCGCTGAGGCTGGGGGCAGCACCGCGCCAATGCGTGACCACGACACCGCGCAATGTGCCGGTGCTCAAGGGGATTTTGGCAAATCCGAGTACGGTGGTGACCCGTGCGCCGACCGAGGCGAACCGGGCCTGGCTGGCCGAATCCTTTTTGCAGGAAGTTCAGGCGCGTTATGCCGGCACCCGGCTGGGGCGGCAGGAACTGGATGGCATATTGCTGGAAGACGCCGAAGGCGCCTTGTGGACAAGCGCCATGCTGGAAGACTTGCGGCAGGAAGAAGCCGGAGAACTTGCCAGGGTGGTTGTGGCCATTGACCCGCCGGTTACCGGGCACAAGGGCTCGGACGAGTGCGGAATTCTGGTGGTGGGGGTAAACGACGGGGAGGACCCGAAGGACTGGTGCGCCGTGGTGCTGGAAGACGCAACCGTTTGTGCTGCCTCGCCGCAGGAATGGGCGACAGCGGCGATAGCCGCGATGCAGCGCCACGGGGCTGAACGGCTGGTGGCCGAGGTCAACCAGGGCGGCGATCTGGTGGAAAGCGTGGTTCGCCAGGTTGATCCGCTGGTCCCCTACAAAAGCGTGCGGGCCAGCAAGGGAAAAACCGCGCGCGCCGAGCCGGTGGCGGCGCTCTATGAACAGGGGCGGGTGCGCCATTTGCGTGGTCTTGGCATGCTTGAGGATCAGATGTGCCGCATGACCCTGCGTGGCTATGAGGGGCGCGGCAGCCCGGACCGGGTTGATGCGCTGGTCTGGGCCTTGCACGAATTGATGATCGAACCAGCGGCCAGGTGGCGCCGGCCGCGGGTTCGTATCCTGTAAGGCCGGGCAGGTATTTGTTCCGGAAACCGGTTGCGGAGGCGGAAAGGGCCGATGCCTCCGGCGGGGATATTTCAGGAACGGAAATAACGGGGCTGATCACTGGCCTGCAATTGTTGTGAAGACACGAGGAGCTTCTTCTGATGGCATTCAATTTCTTTCGAGGCAGAGACGCTGGGGCACCCGCGCAAAAGGCGTCGGCGACAGGGCCGGTGATTGCCTGGGCGGGCAGTGGCCGGGTTGCCTGGTCGCCCCGCGATGTGGTTTCGCTGACGCGCAACGGGTTTCTGGGGAACCCTGTCGGGTTTCGGGCGGTCAAGCTGATCGCCGAGGCCGCAGCGGCGCTGCCCTTGGTGTTGCAGGACCGCGAGCGGCGCTATGACGAACACCCCCTGCTGTCGCTGGTGCAGCAGCCCAATCCGGCGCAGGGACGGGCCGAGTTGTTCGAGGCGTTGTTCGGGCAGTTGTTGCTGACCGGCGATGGCTATCTTGAAGCGGTGGCCGCGGAAGATGGCATGCCGCTGGAGTTGCATGTGCTGCGCAGTGACCGGATGAGTCTGGTGCCCGGCGCGGATGGCTGGCCGATCGCCTATGAATATGCGGTCGGCGCGCGCAAGCACCGGTTTGACATGACCGCAGAGGTGCAGCCGATCTGCCATATCCGGAGTTTTCATCCGCAGGATGATCATTACGGCTTTTCGCCGATGCAGGCGGCAGCCAGTGCCGTGGATGTCCACAATGCCGCCAGCCGCTGGAGCAAGAGCCTGTTGGACAATGCGGCGCGCCCCTCTGGCGCCATTGTCTATCGCGGGGCCGACGGGCAGGCGACCCTGACCCAGGACCAATATGACCGGCTGCTGGACGAAATGGCCAGCCAGCACCAGGGTGCGGCCAATGCCGGGCGACCGATGCTGCTGGAGGGCGGGCTGGACTGGAAGCCGATGGGGTTTTCGCCCGCAGACATGGAATTCCAGAAAACCAAAGAGGCGGCGGCGCGTGAAATTGCCGTAGCCTTTGGGGTGCCGCCGATGCTGCTGGGAATACCCGGAGACGCGACCTATGCCAACTATCAGGAGGCCAACCGCGCCTTTTACCGCCTGACGGTGCTGCCGCTGGCGACACGGGTAACGGCGGCTGTTTCGGGCTGGCTGACCCGGTTCAGCGGCGAGGCGGTGGAATTGCGTCCCGATCTGGACCAGGTGCCGGCGCTGTCGGCGGAGCGCGACAACCAGTGGCGCCGGGTTTCCGAGGCAAGCTTTCTGACAGATGCTGAAAAACGCGCCCTGCTGGGGCTGCCGAGACTGGCGGAGGAGCAATGAGCGAAACCAGGCCCCATGCCACCGGATCACGGTTTTTGTATGAAAGCTTTGATGTGGCCACGGCCCGGATAGAGGCCAACGAACGGGTGTCAAAACTGCAGTTTGAATCGCTTGGTGAGCGGCTGCAACGGATAGAAGCAATGATCGAGCGACTGGAAAAACGTCTCTGGCTGGCGGTCTACAGCGTGGTTGGTGTGATTCTGGCGCAAGGTGTTGCCGCGATCATCGACGCCGCCCCGAAATAGCTGTCACCGCGTATCATATCAAGGAAATGAAATGAAAACAAAAGATTATCAATCAATGCTGGAGTACAAATTCTGTCGTTTGAATACGGATGTCACAGTTACCGACGGCACGGTTGTTGAAGGCTATGCGTCGCTTTTCGGTAAAATGGACCAGGGTGGCGATATCGTTGAGCCGGGGGCCTACAGAGAATCTTTGACACGGCTCAAAGCGCAGAAACGCAGCGTGAAAATGCTGTGGCAGCATGATGCGACCCAACCCATCGGTATCTGGGAAGATGTCCGGGAAACCGACAAGGGGCTCTATGTCAAAGGGCGTCTGCTGCCCGAAGTCGGCAAGGGGCGCGAAGCGATTGCGCTGCTTCAGGCGGGGGCCATCGACGGGCTGTCCATCGGCTATCGCACGAAAAAGGCACATAAGAACGGCAAGGGCCAGCGGCTCTTGACTGAACTGGAGCTTTGGGAAGTGTCTCTGGTCACTTTTCCAATGCTACCGGAAGCGCGGGTCGGGGCAAAAGGGGACCACCCTGAAGCCCGGATCCTGCGGGAACTGGCCGAGGTTTTTGAAACCGCGCGCCATATGCTGGCCCGAGACTGAGCCAGCGATCTAACCTCTCTCAGACAGGAAAATCATGAGCAAATCCGAGACGAAGGCTCGGGCCGGGACAGGTGCGCCTGACGGCCAGAGTCCGGCCGCGGAGGTGAAGACCGCAATGGCCGGGTTCATAAGCGAATTCAACAACTTTCAAAGCGACATTAAATCTAGACTCCAGAAACAGGAAGACCGCATGACCATGCTTGACCGAAAATCCATGATTGCAAAACGCCCCGCCTTGTCGGCGGCAACAGAACTGGACGCACCCCATCAGAAAGCCTTTCAGGCCTATCTGAGATCCGGTGACGACGACGCCCTGCGTGGTCTTGAACTGGAAGGCAAGGCGCTTTCCACCACGGTTGCGGCCGATGGCGGCTATCTGGTTGATCCGCAAACCGCGGATTCGATCCGGTCGGTGTTGTCTTCGACGGCCAGTCTGCGGGCGGTGGCCAATGTGGTGAATGTCGAGGCAACATCGTTTGACGTGCTGATCGACCACACCGATGTCGGCGCCGGCTGGGCCAGCGAAACCGCCGCCGCCGCAGAAACCGGCACGCCGCAGATCGACCGCATCACCATCCCGCTGCACGAGCTTTCGGCCCTGCCCAAAGCCAGCCAGCGGCTGCTGGATGACAGTGCTTTTGACATCGAGGGCTGGCTGGCCGGCCGCATTGCCGACAAATTCGCCCGTGCCGAGGCCGCGGCCTTCATCAGCGGTGATGGCGTGGACAAGCCGCGCGGGTTTCTGAACCACCCGACCGTGGATGACGCCAGCTGGAGCTGGACCAACATCGGCTATATCGCCACCGGGGTTGACGGTGATTTCGACAGCACCAAGCCCTCGGATGCGATTGTCGATCTGGTTTATGCGCTGAATGCGGAATACCGCGCCAATGCGACGTTCATCATGAATTCGAAAACCGCCGGTGCGGTGCGCAAGATGAAGGATGCGGATGGTCGCTTCCTGTGGTCGGATGGCCTGGCCGCCGGCGAGCCGGCACGCCTCATGGGCTATCCGGTGCTGATCGCCGAGGACATGCCGGATATCGGCAGCGGCACCACTGCGATTGCATTTGGTGATTTCGGGGCCGGTTACACGGTGGCCGAGCGCCCCGATCTGCGGGTTCTGCGCGATCCGTTCAGCGCCAAGCCGCATGTGCTGTTCTATGCCACCAAACGCGTGGGCGGTGACGTCAGCGACTTTGCAGCGATCAAGCTGCTGAAATTCTCGGTCAGCTAGGGCTGAACGGGAACAGGCCTGCGGCAATGGCCGCAGGCCGATCGGGCGCGCGCCGCGAGACTGCCGGGTTGTCTAGCTGCTCTCTCCGTCCGAGCAATGCGGCAAGGCGCGCGCCCTTTTGAAACCAACAAGGCGGCGCAGAATTTCGGAGATATTCCATGATGTTAATCGAGCAAACCGCAGTGCCGACAACGGCATTGCCGGTGGCGCAATTCAAAGATCACCTTCGGCTGGGAACCGGTTTTGCGGACGCAGGCGTTCAGGACGCGGTGCTGGAGAGTTTCCTGCGCAGTTCTGTTGCCGCAATCGAGGCCCGCACCGGCAAGATCACCATCAGCCGCAGTTTCAAATGGACGGTGTCGGCCTGGCGCGCCCTGGCAGAACAGGCCCTGCCGGTGGCGCCGGTGAGCGTGATCACAGCCCTGAACATGATTGACCGTCAGAACCAGGTCACGCTGATTGATCCGGCGCGATACCGACTGGAACAGGATGACCAGCGGCCGCGGATTCTGGCAACGGGGGCCTGTTTGCCCTCGATCCCGACCGGCGGCCATGCCGAGGTGGAATTTGACGCGGGCTTTGGCCCGGTCTGGGGTGATCTGCCGGCTGATCTGGCCCAGGCAATCCTGCTGCTGGCGGCATTCTATTATGAACGACGCACGGCAATGGCGCCGGGTGAGACGGAAATGCCGTTTGGTGTCAGCGCGTTGATCGAGCGTTACCGCACCGTACGTCTGTTTGGGGGGGCTGCACATTGACCCTGCCGAAACTCTACCGAAAGCTGGAGCTGGAAGAAGCGCAGCGCAGCCCGGACGGCGCCGGGGGATATACGCAAACCTGGGTGACATTGGGCACGCTGTGGGCAGATATGCGCCCGCGCACCGGCAATGAAAAGGTGGGCGATCTGCAATCGGTCTCCGGGGCGAGCTGGCGGATCATCGTGCGGGCGTCTCCGGCAGGTTCGGCCTCGCGTCCGCGTCCGGAACAGCGGTTTCGCGAAGGCTCGCGGCTGTTTCACATACTGGCGGTGACGGAGTTTGATCCGACCAGCCATTACCTGACCTGCTATGCGCGTGAAGAGGTGGTGACATGAGCTATGGCGTGGCAGCCGCCCTGCAGGCGGCGGTGTATCAACGGCTGACCACCGACACGGCGGTCACAAACCTGGTTGGCAGCAACATCTATGACGACGTGCCGCCGGGCACACTGCCCGACACCTATGTGAGCCTGGGGCTGGAGGATGTCCGGGACCGATCCGACAAGAGCGGACGCGGCGCGGTGCATTTCCTGACCATCAGCGTTGTTTCGGATGCGGCCGGCTTTCAAACCGCAAAAACCATCGCAGCGGCCATCAACGACGCGTTGCTGGGGGGAACGTTGAGCCTGACCAGGGGCAGCCTGGTTTACCTGAATTTCGAGCGTGCGCGGGCACGGCGGATCAGCCCGTCGGACACGCGGCGCATTGATCTGAGATTTCGCGCCCGCGTGGAAGACAACTGACAGCAGAATTGGAGTAGCGGCTATGGTAGCCCAGAACGGCAAAGACCTATTGATCAAGCTTGACCTGACCGGGTCCGGCAGTTTTTCAACCATCGCGGGGCTCAGGGCCACGCGGATCAGCTTCAACGCCGAAAGCGTGGATGTCACCAGCCTGGAGAGCCAGGGCGGCTGGCGTGAACTGCTGGCCGGCGCCGGCGTGAAATCGGCCACGATTTCAGGCAGTGGTGTGTTCAAGGATGCGGCGACGGACGAACGCGCCCGCCAGATCTTCTTTGACGGAGAGACGCCGGATTTTCAGGTGATCATTCCGGATTTCGGCGTGGTGCAGGGGGCGTTTCAGATCACTGCGGTCGAATATGCCGGCAATTTCGATGGCGAGGCAACCTATGATCTCAGTCTTGCCTCGGCCGGGGCACTCACCTTTACGGCGGCGGTGTGATGGCAAACCCCTGGGCCGGAGAAGTGGAACTGGTTCTGGATGGCAGGCCGCATGTTTGCAAGCTCACATTGGGCGCATTGGCCGAACTGGAAGCCATCCTGGCCACCGGCACATTGGTGGAACTGGTCGAACGGTTTGAAAACGGCGGCTTTTCCACCCGCGATGTTCTGGCCCTGCTGGTGGCCGGGTTGCGCGGCGGAGGCTGGGAGGGGCGGGCGGCGGATCTGATGACGGTGGATATCGGCGGGGGGCCGGTCGAAGCCGCGCGCGTGGCCGGTGAGTTGCTGGCGCGCGCGTTCGCCATGCCCGCCCCGAGCAGCCAATGAAAACCGCCGGATTTGACTGGCCGGCCCTGATGCGGGCCGGGCTGCTGGGGCTGCGTCTGAGTCCGCGGGAGTTCTGGCGGCTGACACCGGCGGAACTGCTGCTGATGCTGGGGCTGGGGGAGGCTCAGGCCCCATTGGGGCGCAAGCGGCTGGAAGAGCTATCGCGCGCCTATCCCGACACGGGGCAGGGCCTCAACAAAACAGCGGAGAAATAGGGCATGACGATACAATCAGGCGATCTGGAATCACTGGATGAACAACTGGCATCGCTGGAAGGCACTTTGGGCAGCGCGGCGCAGATGACGGCGGCTTTTGAAGGCGAGCTGTCGCGCATGCGCGAGTCTCTGACCACGACGGGGCGTCAGGTGGATACCATGTCGCGCGGGATGAGCCGCGGCCTGAAGAAGGCGTTTGACGGGCTGGTCTTTGATGGCATGAAACTGTCGGACGCGCTGGGGGCGGTGGCGAAATCCATGGTCAACACCGCCTATTCGGCGGCGGTGCGCCCTGTGGCCAACCACTTTGGCGGCTTGCTGGCCCAGGGTGTCAGCGGCCTGGTCCAGGGGGTTTTGCCCTTTGAGAAGGGCGGAGCCTTCAGCCAGGGGCGGGTCATCCCCTTTGCCCGTGGCGGCGTTGTCAGCGGACCGACCAGTTTTGCCATGCGCGGCGGAACCGGGCTGATGGGCGAGGCCGGGCCCGAGGCGATCATGCCGTTGACCCGCGGGGCGGACGGACGGTTGGGCGTGCAGACCTCGGGCAACGCGAAACCAATCAATGTGGTGATGAATATCACCACGCCGGACGTCGAAGGCTTTCGCCGCAGCGAAAGCCAGATTGCCGCGCAGATGGGCCGGGTTCTGAGCCGTGGCCAACGCAATCGCTAGCAGGAGAGACAAACATGGAATTTCACGAAGTGAGGTTTCCGGCAAGCCTGAGTTTCGGATCACTGGGTGGCCCGGAGCGGCGCACCGAAGTGGTGACACTGGCGAACGGATTTGAAGAACGCAACACGCCCTGGGCGCATTCGCGCCGCCGCTATGATGCGGGGGTCGGCATGCGCTCGCTGGATGACATCGAAACGCTGATCGCCTTTTTCGAGGCACGTCAGGGGCAGATGTTCGGGTTTCGCTGGAAGGACTGGTCGGATTTCAAATCCGGCGGCGCCTCGGTGGCAGTGCATTTTCAGGATCAGGTCATCGCCGTCGGGGACGGGAGCAAGACCGCTTTTCAACTGACGAAAACCTACAAATCCGGCAGTGCGGAATACGTACGCCCGATCACAAAGCCGGTTGCCGGCACTGTGCGGGCCGGGGTGCAGGGCGATGAATTGCAGGAGGCGGTACATTACAATGTGGATACCACGACGGGCATGATCGTCTTTGCCACGCCGCCGGATGAGGGTGTGGACGTGACGGCGGGGTTTGAATTCGATGTGCCTGTCCGGTTTGATACCGACCGCATCCAGACCTCGGTCGCCAGTTTTCAGGCTGGGGAAGTGCCGAATGTCCCGGTGGTGGAGGTGCGGGTCTGATGGCGCTTTCACAAGAGTTCGAGGCCCATTTGCAGAGCGGTCTGACCACGGTGGCGCGCTGCTGGCAGGTGACCCGGCGGGACGGGGCGGTTTTTGGCTTTACCGATCATGACAGGGATCTGAGCTTTGACGGAACCGTGTTTCGCGCCAGTACCGGGCTGACGGCGCGGGCCCTGATGCAGACCACCGGGCTGGCTGTCGACAACAGCGAGGCGCTTGGTGCGCTGTCGGATGATGCGATCACGGAAACGGATATAGCCGCAGGCCGGTTTGACGGGGCAGAGGTGCGCGCCTGGCTTGTGAACTGGAGCGACGTGAGCCAGAGGCTGCTGCAGTTTTCTGGCACCATCGGTGAGATCAAGCGCGGCGGCGGGGCATTTCAGGCCGAGCTGCGCGGGCTGAGCGAAGCCCTGAACCAGCCGCAGGGCCGGATCTATCAGAAGCCCTGTACGGCGGTTCTGGGGGATGCGACCTGCCGGTTTGACCTGACCACGCCAGGTTATGTCACCGAGATCGCTGCCGAGACCGTGCACGGGGGGCGTATTTTCGAATTTGCCGATCTCAGCGGATTTGATCTGCGCTGGTTTGAACGTGGCCGTCTGACCGTCATGAGCGGAGATGCGGCGGGATTGGTCGGGCTGATCAAGAATGACCGGCTGTCGGATGCCGGGCGCGAGATAGAGCTATGGGAAAGTCTACGCATGGCGGTTCAGCCCGGAAATTTGCTCAGACTTGAGGCAGGCTGTGACAAGCGGGCGAAAACCTGCCGGCTGAAGTTCCAGAATTTTGTGAATTTTCAGGGGTTTCCGCATATTCCGGGCGAGGACTGGCTGATGAGCTACCCAACACGTTCCGGCCAAAACGATGGTGGGAGTCTCACCTGATGACAGATACTGGCGCGAGAGCAGCGGCCATAGCCCGAAGCTGGATCGGAACGCCGTATCGGCATCAGGCTTCGGCCGGCGGTGCGGGCTGTGACTGTCTGGGGCTGCTGCGCGGGGTCTGGCGCGGGCTGTATGGCCACGAACCCGAGCCCGTCCCGGCCTATACGATGGACTGGTCAGAGCCGCAGGGTGATGAGGTGCTGTGGCGGGCCGCTGCACGCCATTTGCGGCAAAAACCCCTGACCGATGCGTCGGAAGGCGACGTGCTGTTGTTTCGCATGCGGGCCGGCAGCGTTGCCAAACATCTGGGGATTCAGGGCCGTGCCGGGCCCGCCCCGACATTCATTCACGCCTATTCGGGGCATGGGGTGGTTGAAAGCCCCTACAGCGCCCCATGGCAGCGCCGGACCGTGGCGCGATTTGCTTTTCCGCGAGAGGATATCTGATGGCAACCATAGTACTTTCAGCGGTGGGCATGGCCGCCGGCGCCTCGATTGGCGGATCGGTTCTGGGGCTGTCGAGTGCGATCATCGGCCGGGCTGTCGGGGCGACTCTGGGCCGGGTGCTTGACCAGAGCCTGATGGGGGCGGGATCTGATGTTGTGGAAACCGGCAAGGTGGACCGGTTTCGCCTGACGGGGGCAAGTGAGGGCGCGCCGGTGGCGCAGGTTTACGGCCAGATGCGGGTGGCGGGACAGGTGATCTGGGCCACGCGTTTCAAGGAAAGCGTTTCCACCAGCGGGGGCGGTGGAAAAGGCGCGCCGAAAAAGCCGAAAACCACATCCTACAGCTATTCGATCAGCCTGGCGATTGCCCTGTGCGAAGGGGAAATCACCCGGGTTGGCCGGATTTGGGCCGATGGTGTGGAAATTGCCCGTGATGATCTCAATCTGCGTATCTACAAGGGCGAAAGGGACCAGATGCCCGACCCGCAGATCGAAGCGGTGGAAGGCAGCGGCAATGCCCCCGCCTACAGGGGATTGGCCTATGTGGTTCTGGAAGATGTCGAACTGGGCCAGTTTGGCAACCGGATACCGCAGTTTTCCTTTGAGGTTCTGCGCCCGTCGCAGCCCGACCAGTTGACGGAACTGGCCCGGGGTGTGCAGGCGGTTGCGCTGATCCCGGGGACCGGGGAATACGCATTGGCCACTACACCTGTGCATTTTGAAGAGGGCCCCGGCATAAGCCGGAGTGCCAATATCAGTACACCAAGCGGCAAGACCGATTTTGCCACCTCGGTAGAGGCCCTGAACGAGGAACTGCCAAACTGCGGCTCGGTATCGCTTGTCGTGTCCTGGTTTGGCGATGATTTGCGCTGCGGCAATTGCAGCATCCAGCCCAAGGTCGAACAAAAACTGTTTGACGGAACGCCGGTTCCCTGGAGCGTGGGGGGGCTGAGCCGCTCGGCCGCGGCCGAAGTTCCACAGCTGGATGGCCGCCCGGTTTATGGTGGCACTCCGGCAGATCAATCCGTATTCGAGGCCCTGGTACATCTTGGAGCGGCGGGAAAGGATGTGGTTTACTATCCTTTCATTCTGATGGATCAGCTTGCCGGGAACGGGTTGCCTGACCCCTGGTCGGATGCCACCGATCAGCCGACATTGCCGTGGCGCGGGCGTATTACCCTTTCAAAGGCACCGGGGCAGGCGGGCTCTCCGGATGGAACAACGGCTGCCGAGGCAGAAGTCGCCGCCTTTTTCGGAAATGCGGCGGCAAGTGATTTCACGATAAACGGCAACAGCGTCAGCTATGGCGGGCCGGCGGAATGGTCATACCGACGGTTCATCCTGCATCAGGCGCATCTTTGCAAGGCGGCAGGCGGGGTGACGGCATTTTGTATCGGCTCCGAACTGCGCGGGATGACGCGGGTCCGCGGCACGGCCAACAGCTTTCCCGCCGTTGCGGCGCTGCGCCAGCTTGCGGCGGATGTGCGCCAGGTTCTGGGAGCGGCCACCAAGATCGGCTATGCCGCCGACTGGAGCGAGTATTTCGGCTATCATCCGCAGGACGGGTCGGGGGATGTTTTCTTCAATCTTGATCCTTTGTGGGCCGACAGCAACATCGATTTTGTCGGCATCGACAATTACATGCCGCTGTCGGACTGGCGCGAGGGGACGGATCACGCAGATGCGCATTGGGGATCAATTTATGATCTGGCCTATCTGAAATCCAACATTCTGGGGGGAGAGGGCTATGACTGGTTCTACCATTCCCCGGAAGCCGCCGCCGCCCAGATCCGCACGCCGATCACCGATGACGCCCATGCGGAACCCTGGGTGTTTCGCTACAAGGACGTGAAAAGCTGGTGGAGCAAGGCGCATCACGAGCGGCTAGCCGGTGTGCGGCAGGCATCGCCCACGGCCTGGGTGCCGGGCTCAAAACCGATCTGGTTTACCGAAATGGGCTGTCCGGCCGTGGACAAGGGCACAAACCAGCCCAACAAGTTCATCGACCCGAAATCATCGGAATCCGGATTGCCGTATTATTCCGACGGGACGCGCGACGAACTGATCCAGATGCAGTATCTGCGGGCGATGTTCGCCTTCTGGGCCGATAGCGACAATAACCCGACAGACCCGGATAGCGGCGTAAGGATGGTCGATATGGGGCGGGCCCATGTCTGGGCCTGGGACGCCCGGCCTTTCCCGTTTTTCCCGAATGATCAGGCGCGCTGGTCGGATGGGGAGGCCTATGCGCGGGGGCATTGGCTGACCGGACGGACCGGCGCGCGATCGCTGGCGTCAGTTGTCGAAGAAATCTGCACGCGATCCGGGGTGACAGCCTATGATACCAGGCAACTGCATGGCTATGTGCGCGGCTATATGCTGCGCGACACCCAGGGCGCACGAGCGGCATTGCAGCCGCTGTTGCTGGCCTATGGTTTTGATGTGGTCGAGCGAAACGGACAGCTGGTTTTTCGCAATCGCAGTGGCCTGAACGGATCTGCCGTTGAACTGCCATCGCTGGCCGTTCTGCCCGACCAGGACGGCCTGCTGGAGCGTACACGCGCACCAGAAGCGGAAACCGCGGGCAAGGTGCGTCTGAACTATGTGGAGGCGGCTGGCGACTATGAGGCGCGGGTTGCCGAGGCCGTTTTTCCGGACGAGGCCGCACGCAGCATTGCCCAGACGGAACTGCCGCTGGCGTTGACGGTGGCCGAAGGGCGCAAGATCGTCGAGCGCTGGCTGGCTGAATCGCGGGTTTCCCGCGATGGGGCGCGCTTTGCGCTGCCGCTTTCGCGTTTGGCGCTGGGCGCCGGAGATATCGTGCGGATTCCGGGCGATGCGGCAGGTGAGGCGGATGAACTCTATCGAATAGACCATCTGGAGCAGTCCGGCGCGCAACTGATCGAGGCGGTGCGTATCGAGCCCGGCGTTTATCAGCCGAGCGATGATGTCGCCGAGGTTGCCCCGGTGCGTCCCTTTACGCCGGCGGTGCCGGTTTATCCGCTGTTTCTCGATCTGCCGTTGCTGGGTGGCAGCGAGATAGCCCATGCGCCGCATGTGGCGGTTACGGCCACGCCCTGGCCGGGAACCGTTGCCCTCTATAGCGCGGTTTCCGACAGTGGTTATACCTTGAACAGGCTGATCGGTGCTGCGGCCACGATTGGCGTCACGCAATCGCCCCTTGCCGCGGCAAAACCGGGACTGAGAGATCGGGGCGCGCCTTTGCGCGTCAAAATCTTTGGCGGCGCGTTGTCCTCGGTTCCCTGGGATGCGGTGCTGAATGGCGCCAACCTGGCGGCGATCGGGGATGGTACAGCGGCCAACTGGGAGGTTTTCCAGTTTGCCGATGCCGAGCTTGTGGGCGAAGACACCTATGACCTGAGCAATCGGCTGCGCGGGCAGGCGGGAACCGATTATGCAGCCCCCTCGGACTGGCCCGCCGGCAGCCGGATCGTTCTGCTGAACGGCGTTCCCGAACAGATTGAGCTGCAACTGTCGGCGCGCGGTCTGGCCCGGCACTACCGGATAGGGCCGGCGGCGCGAAACTACGATGACCCGTCCTATATCCACAAAGTGGAGGCCTTCGACGGTATCGGCTTGCGGCCCTATAGCCCTTGTCATCTGCGCGCAGAGCGTGACGCGAGCGGGGATTTGCAGCTGAGCTGGATCCGTAGAACACGCGTGGACGGGGACAGTTGGGCCTCGGTAGAGGTGCCGCTGGGAGAGGACAGCGAGGCCTATCTGTTGCGGGTCATCAGCGGCTCTGCAATCCTGCGCGAAGTTACGGTGGCATCGCCCAACTGGACCTATCTTCAGAGCATGCAGACCGCTGACGGCGCGACAGTTCCCTATAGCATTGACGTTGCACAAATTTCCCAAAGCTTTGGCCCGGGACCCTTCAGAAGGATTACAATCAATGACTGAGACATCACAACTGCGTCTGCCATTGTTGCAACCAGCGCAAGCCCAGAAACATGTGACCGTGAATGAGGCTCTGGTCCGGCTGGACGGGCTTTCCCAGCTTGTGTTGCAGTCGCGCAGCCTGTCGAACCCGCCGGGTTCGGTCGGGGAAGGAGCGACCTATATGGTGCCGGCGGGCGCGGTGAACGCCTGGGGCGGGCAAGACGGAAAGATCGCCATCTATTCCAACGGTGGCTGGGTGTTCGTGCCGCCGCTAACCGGTTGGCGCGGATGGATTTCGGATGAATCAAAGCCGGTCATCTTTGATGGAAGCGATTGGGTGCCCGAAACCGTGGTCCAATCCGCAAACGGGGCACAAACACGCTTGGAGATACTTGAAGCTGATCATGTGCTGGGCGCGGGGGCAGACTCGACAACCAGTATGGTGATCCCGCAATACGCAAGTGTGACCGCAGTAACCGGGCGCATACTGACCGCCATTGGCGGCAGTTTGACGGGGTGGAGTCTGGGGGTTGCGGGGGCGCCGACACGCTATGCCAGTGGGCTTGGGCTGGCGACGGGCAGTTGGGTGGTCGGGGCATCCGGCTCTCCCTTGACCTATTATGCGGATACGCCGTTGTTGCTGAGCGCGGAAGGGGGCAGTTTTGCCAGTGGCACCGTCAGATTGGCGATCCACATGCAGGTTGTGACGCCGCCGGCCGTTTGA